CGTGGTGGGTTGGATCAGGCCGAAGCCGGCAGACCGTCGAAGTCGCCCGCGACGAACGCTTCCGGCCGGAAGACCGTCAGCGCCAGGCGCTCTTCGATCAGGATCGTTACCATGTTCTTGATGAAATTGTCGCGGTCCTCGAGCGAGATCCGGACACTGGCATCTTCACGGTCCCAGCCCTGCGCACCCATGCCGAAGGCGCCCGTCAGGAAGTCGCCGGCCTCCATCGCCTGCGTCGGGATGATGTTCCGCCCCCACAGCATCGGGCCCGCCATCTGCATGACGTTCGCGAAGATGTAGCGGTTCTGGTCATCCTTGGTCAGCTCGATGGCCGCCCAGTCGGTCGGGTGCAGCACGATGCCGTCCGCGGGGAAGTGCGCGAGCTCCGCCTGCAGCAACGCCAGCCGCAGCCGGTCGATGCGCGTCTCGGCGCTGGGGTTCACGCCCGGATCCGCGTAGGCGGTCGCCTGCGGCACGATGCCGAGCAGGTTCAGCCCGGCGCCGCTGCCGTTGAGCAGCTGGTCTTCCTCTTTGAGCTTGAGCTCGTAGCGGCCGCGGCCGTCAAGGTAGCTCTGCAGCATCGGGACGTCGGCGAGCACCTGGCGGGAGGCGTGCAGGAAGTGCGCGATCGTCGCCACGCGTGCCTGGTCCGCCTCGAACGTGATGTCGCTCTCGGGCTTGCCGTCGGCCGGGTTTTCCGACACGGGGGCTGCGTTGTTGGTGAAGCCCGTCTCACGGACGTAATCCACCGTGTTGGAGGTCGTGCGGCCCCACATCAGCAAATCGCGGATCGTCAGCCGGCGCAGGCCCGGAGGCAGAATGCCGGCGACCCGGTCGTGCTGGATCCAGCCATCGCCGCTGTAGTCGGACGCAGCACCGCCGCTGTCCGTGGTGATGGCCGCCTGCACCGGGATCCGCACGGACCCGTGCGGGTTGGCGCAGAACGCCTGCCAGTCCTCGTGATTGGCGATCTGCTCGCCCATCGAGAGGGGCCGTGCCGGGTGGGCACCGCCGCCGGCTTCCAGCGCCGATACCATCTGCTCGGCCTGCGCGAGCCGGGCCTGCAGCTCGCCCTGCTGCGTGAGCAGCTTGTCGATGTTGGTGCGCGTCTCCTCGGACAGCGCCTGGTGCGCCTTGATTTCCTTCTCGGCGCGCTCGGCCTGAGCCTTCAGCTGGTCGGAGACTTTCTCCAGCGCCGCGTTGATTTTTTCGATGTCCAAATCCATAGCGATGGTCCTATTCAAGTACGGAGGTGAGGTTCTCGATGCCCTTCTGCAGGGCCTGCAACTGCGCGGGATCTACCCTCGCGCCTCCGGCCGGATCACCCGTGCCGGCGCCACCGGGATCTCCCACGGTGGCCTTGAAGTCTGAAATCAGCCGGATCGCCTCGGACTTCGGTATGCCGCTGCGGCGCAGCGCCATTTCCATCTGCCGGATGATCCCGATTGCGGATGCGGAGGCCTGCTCCTTCTCGACCTGGTCGGAAGGCAGCAGCTCATCGGCGAAGCCCTGCTCGAGGGCGTCGTTACCGCCGATCCAGGTCTCCGCGTCCATGATCTTGAGCATGTCGTCGAGCTCGCCGCCGGTGTGCGCGGCGTAGATGTCGGCCATGGCCCGGTCGAACGGCTCGAGCCATTCGGCGAACTCGCGCAGGTCGTTGCGGTTACCCACCGCCACCACCCAGGCGTTGTGCACCATGTAGAACCCGGCGCGTGCGATCTGGACCGTGTCGCCGGCCATGGCTATGACGGATGCGGCCGAGGCGGCCAGGCCCAGGACCTTGACGGTCACCTCGCCCGGGTGTTCGCGCAGCAGGTTGTAGATCGCAAGGCCCTCGAACATATCACCGCCTGGGCTGTTGATGTTCACCGTCACGGGGCCCTCGCCCATGTTGCGCAGGGCGCCGGCAATGCGCCTGGCGGTGACGCCATCGCCGAAGAAGTCGTACCCGATCACGTCGTAGATCGAGATGGTGCGGTCCGACTCACCGCCGTCGGCGGCATGCACGCCGGGGTTCCAGCGCTCGAATGCGCGGGGCAGCACCTGGAAATTGATCCCGCCGATGGGCCGGACGTTCTCGAGGACCGGGAGGTCACGCTTGGGCATTGGAGTTCTCCTGTTGCTTGGCGGGCTCATCGGCCTCGCGCAGCCATTCGATCAGTGCGGCCCGGGCCTGCTGCTCCGGGGATGTGTTGCCGAGGGTGTCGAGCAGGGTCATGGCCGATTGCACCGTCAGCCGCGCGGCGTTGCCGCCCATCGGCTCGGCGTCCTCGAGCTCGCGTATCTCGTCGCGGGTCCGGATGCCCTTGTCGACCATGACGCCATAGAACGCGGCGCGCCCGGCGCTGTCCGCGCGGAGCAGGCCCTCGATGTTCGCCTTCGCGTAGAAGCGCAGCCGCTCGCCTGGGCTCAAAAGCCCCATACTGATCGACTGCTCCACCTTGCGGATGATCGGGCCGAGGGCGAACGTCAGAAACCCGATGAGCTTCTGCTCGAGGCCCGTGCCCCAGTTCGAAACCTTCTCGCCGTGGCCGACCATGGCGGGATCCACGCCGAACCACCTGCACACCTCCTCGATGGAGAACTTGCGCGACTCCAGCAGCTGCGCATCGTCGGGGTTGATGCCGATCTCGTGCGCCGTGGTTTCGTTCTCGAGGATCACCGGGTTGCCAGCGTTGATGCCGCCGGCGAGCCGCTTGATCGCCTCCCGGGCGTCTTCTCGCTGCTCGGGCTGCAGAGTCTTCGGGTACGTGAACGCCACCGTGGGCATGAGGCCCTTCTCGAAGGTGGACGCGGCCGCGCCGTCAGCCGCAAGCCCGGTACCGAAAACCGCGGCGCCGTAGCGAATCGCGCTGATGCCGTGCTGCCCGTCGAGCGAAAACCCCGGGATGGTCCAGATCCGCGACTCCGGGATCTCCCGGGATCTCCCGTCCGCCTCGAGGTAGCGGAAGATATACCCGCCCCGTGGCGCGCGCTTGATCGTCAGCCGGTTCGGCGCCAGGAAGCGCAGGCCCACGATGCGGTTACCCACCATCATGCGCTCAATCCGGGCGGCGCCGCGCAGCAGCATCGATGCAATCACCGACTCCCAGAAGGTCGAGGCGGCCGCCCAGGGGTTCGGCTGCACGTGCACCAGACCGTGCAGCCAATGATCTACCGCCCGCCGCTTGCCCTGGGGCGTCTGCTCCATCATGGACATGGGGCACATGGAGAACGCCTGGCTGATGAGGCGCACACAGGCCCACACCGCCGACAGCGTCAGCACCGTTTGATCGTTGACCGTCTGCCCGGCCTTCTGCTGCTCGAGCAGGCCCTGCCAGGCCTCGGTGTCCATCGCCGTGATGGGAATACCGAGCCAGTCGCGGAACGCGGCCCGCAGCTTGCCGATCTTGCGTGGCCGCTTCATCCGATCACCGGGCTGGCCAGGAAGTCACCCACGTTCGCCGCCGGCGCCGGGTTGCGCGACATCAGATCGGCGGCGTCGAAGAGCGCCATCAGCGGGTCGATCTTCGCGGTCCCGCTCGCGGCCTTCGTGATGTTGATCGCATTGCCCACTGGCACCACCTTTGCGTTACCGACACACCACGCCATGAGCGGCGTGCCTCCGTGCTCGAAGTCCCCGGCGGCGAGCTTGCGCTCGACCGTCTTGATCGCACCCGACATCCGCCAGCCCTGGCTGATGCCGACCACCATGTCCTCAGGGATGCCTTCCTCGATCAGCGCATCGAGAATCCCGCCGAGGCCGACCGGATCCACACCGATGTGATCGAGCAGCCCCGACTGGTAGACGCGGCTGATGATCTCGGCGACCTCGTCGACGTCATCACCCACCTGCTCGACGATGGTCAGATCGCCCTGATCGGCAAAGCCCTCGAAGCGCGAGGCCTCGGACTTCCTGCGCTCGAGCACCGACGGATGCGCCCAGGCGTGGCCCCAGTGCAGCCAGCGCTTCGTCGCCCGGCAGCGGCCGAGCACCGCCAGGCCGAGCAGGTCATCGAGCCCGCCGCCGTCGATGCCGACCGTGATGACGTCCGAGCGCTTGAGCACCTCGTCGAGCCCGAGACCGACCACGGCCCGCGGCTCCCAGTACAGGCCCCCGGGCCAGGCGTTCGCATGCAGGGCCAGTCCGATCTCGACGTTGAGATGCTGCGAGGCCCAGCCGCGCAGATCCGCTTCGCCGCCCTCGACGGCCGCGGTGTAGTCTTCCTGGAGGGTCTCGAGGTTCACCGAGCGGCCGAGATTGGGCGTCACCCGGGGCCACAACTT